TGCAAGACGCAGTAATCTTGCACAACAACTGCTTCACCAGCAGATGGTCGACTCACAATACGAGTCAAGTCAACAGGAGACTAAGTAATGTTGAAAGTAGTAGTTCCAATGGCATCAGCCATTTTGGCAACTGAGTTCGTAATGGCTCAAACCGAAATCGTGGGTAATGTTGATTCAAAGTGTATTATTATCAGCGAAACCCCAGGAGTCTACGGTAACCCAAATCCTTACAAGCTGACAACAGCGACTACGGATGGTGGTGTGCAGCCTATCATTCGATATGACGTACTTGCCGCAGACTATTACAAAGCTGTGATTGAGCATCCAATTTCATTTTCTTCAGCACCTTCACTCGATGACGTAGTGACTTGGACTGGAGATGTAGAAGTATCAGAGATGTCTGACACAGGTATGGCAGATTATGACACTAACAAAGTAGAGTACGATAACGCTCATGAATATGAGATGACCGTAGCTGGCAGCACATGGTTTAAGATTTCTTCTACCGCTGACTATGGTTACAGCAAATCGTTCCCTGCAGGAACCTACACCGCTGTTGTGGAGGCAGAGTGTATTCCGCTGTAATTCGTTTTCTACTCCTGTTGTTTGTGAGTGGGTACGCAAGTGCCCACGAGCTTACACCGACATATCCCGAGTTACGGCCTTCATACATGAACGATGTACTTGAAGCGAAATTAAAAATGTGGAATGCTCGCGTGGATGTAGAATATTATAAGATTGAAGTCACGGACGAAGACTGGAATGATGTCCCTTTCATAACTAATGAGAAAGTATTTAGATTAGACTATCTGGGCAGGCGCGACATTAATATATTTCTTCCGAGTGACACATCTGCCAGGTACATATGTACCAGGTCGATGTTAGAAAAAGGAAATGCTTCAAAAAGCATTATATCATCAAAAGTTTGTTCGAAGATTAAGTGAGGCCTCGTATGAGACTCTTTTACATATTATTACTGATACCTTCAGTAGCTTTCGGTCAGTCTGTAAATTTACAGATGCCGGGATCGCCACAGAGTTATCAGTCGGATCGATTTAGGCACGGAGACATGGATTGCTCCAACGCCATCGGTTCATCCACGAACTTGGAGTTTGGAGTTCTTGGACTTATCGACGAACCAGACTACTTGATGCAGAATTATAGTTCGGGCGGCACATCTACAGGTGTGTATGCTCGTATCACAATACCACTTGATAAACCAAAAGAGAGAATCAATTGTAATACATTATATCAACTTGCACTCGAAAGAGAACGATTAGAAGTGCAACGGCTCAAACAGGAGGTAGCGAACTTACGGGCGCTACAGTTTGAAAATGATAATTAAATGGCAGAGTTTGAATTTGCAGGAATGACATTTAAGGGCGGAAAGGCTGCAATAGTCTTTACTGCCCTTTCTACTTTAGGGGGTGCTCTCTGGGCAGGCTTTGAGTTTTACAAAGACTATATGGATATGAGAGAAATCGTAGCAAATATTGATGTAGGAGTAATCGAAGCACGAAATGCACAGATAGAAATTAAACTTGACGAAGCAATTGACTATACACGAGACATCAAAAATGGACTCAAAGATGACATTACTCGTATCGAGCGTGTAACAGACAGTACAAGTGCACGCATGAAAGATTTGCAGGCAGATATAGATGAAAGACTTCGAGAAGTGTCTGACCTAACTCGCGAGACAGAAAAAGATGTGCGAGATACCATGCGGAACGTAGAGAACAGAATTGAAGCCGACATGGAGAAACTTGAGAATGATCTTGAAGAAAGATTACAAAAAGCTTTGGACAATCCGTTAGCGGACTGAGGTACCAAAAATAAACCTTGACTTTGCAACTGGCATGGAGTAGAATTGCAAAATGGGTAAAGAAGTAACAACAATATCACCGGAAGGTCTCGAAGTCGCCAACTGCTATCTCCAATATGGAAATATTCGTGCAGTTTGTGAGTTCATGGGCATACCAGAAAACCAAGTAGTAGACTTACTAAATAAACGTGAAGTAAAAAAGTATATCGACACAGTTTATTTAGATATGGGCTATCGCAACAAGAATAACATCGCTACTGTACTAGACGAAATGATTGCTAGTAAACTTGAAGAAGCACAGGAAACGGGTGTTTATTCTTCAAAAGATTTAGCAGACTTACTACAGATGGCTCACAAAATGCGTATGGATGAAATCAAAGCGCAGGCAGACTTACTCAAAGCCGAGACAACTAGTATTCGTAATCAAACAAATGTTCAGATTAACGATACTGCACTTCCTTTTGGACAAGGCAATTATGGTAAGCTCATGGAAAAATTGCTAAATGGACCTGAATGACAGAGTAAGAGAGATGGAAGTAGATATGGCTCAACACGAAGCACAATGTGAAGAGCGCTGGAAGACTACTTTCAATCGCCTCATGGATATTGAAGATGCAATCAAAAAGATGGAGAATCGTCTTATTGTAGGTGCAGGAAGTATGATACTCTTCCTCGCGGGTGTCATTGTGACGCTATTAATGAAATAGATGCCAATTGAATATGAATTTCAACCAAAAAGGAACAAATTTTTAAAAGACTTTATTTTTGCATGCTCTATAGGATTCAACATAGGGCTAGTGATTGGCTTACTCATGTTAGGCTTCTCGTAAGGAAATGCTATGATTTTTGAAAGAAAAGGAAACTGGTACGTAGAAGGTCGAGGACGACCCTACGCCTCTAAAAAAGAAGCAGAAGCAGCTGCGGGAGTATCCATTCCATTGCCTGAAGTAAAAGAGTACGCATCTATTGACGAAGCGATTGAAGACCTAGACGACAAAGATGCCATATAAGCGTAAAGGCCGTACAGTTTATGTAAAGAAAGCAGGGGCTTGGCGTAAAAAAGCAACTGCAAAAACCCTAGCAAAAGCCAAGAGAATGTTATCCATTCTCCAGCGAGCAAAAGCTCGAAGGAAAAAGTAATGCCAGGACATTATGGTAAGAAAAAGCCTATGAAAGGCAAGAAAAGACGTGGGGGCAAGAAAAAGAAGTCTATGGGACTTACGGCAAAGCAAAAGAAGTTGCCTATGGCACTTCAGAAAGCTATTTTAAAGAAGAAACGTGGCCGCTAAGCGCAAAAGGGTCGCAAAGAAAAGACCGGTACCAACCAATAAAAAGCTGTACTCACGAGTAAAAGCTGAAGCTAAACGTCGTTTTAAAGTTTATCCCTCAGCTTATGCAAACGGTTGGCTTGTAAGAACTTACAAAGCCAGAGGCGGTAAATACCGCATGGGGAAATAGTATGGAATATGTAATTGGATTTATAGTTGGAGCAGTAGCTCACTGGGCATGGGGTAAGTGGAAAGGATAATGAAATCTCTATATTTAGTACAAGACGGTAAGGCAGTCTTAGTCAAGGACGGACACACAGACGTTCAGTCAGCAGAGAAAAGCATAAGAACAATTATGCAACACTGCGAAATGATTCTCGTAGGTTTTGAGAACATGGATGCAGAAGGTTCTTTGCCTACTTGGTGGACAAATAAAATAGCAGTGTCAGAACATGAAATTGTTCAAGCGGCTAATTATTTGGCTGCAGGTATGGATGATGGCGAGGAAGCCTAGTGGTGGTCTTACTAAATGGTTCAAAGAGAACTGGGTAGATATCTCTCGCCCTAAAAAGGGCGGGGGATATATGCCTTGTGGTCGCAAAACTTCGAAAAAGGGAAAATATCCTAAATGTGTACCAGCCTCCAAAGCAGCACGTATGACAGCAGCAGAGCGTCGTTCTGCAATTCGAAGAAAGCGCAAAGCAGGAAACCCTGGAGGCAAGCCGACTATGGTAAAAACGTTTACCAAGCGAAAAGCGAGAATGAGACGTGGCGGCAAAAAGAAAAGGTAGAAAGAAGGATCCGCGTTTAGCACGCGCACGGGTAAAAGGGTATAACAAACCTCGTCGTACTCCAGGCCACCCAAAGAAGTCCCATATTGTCGTAGCAAAGGTAGGTGACAAAGTTAAAACGATTCGATTTGGGCAACAAGGCGCTAAAACAGCAGGTAAACCTAAAAAGGGAGAGTCGGAAGCAATGAAGCGTAAACGTGCATCTTTTAAAGCACGTCATCGCAAGAATATTGCAAAGGGCAAGATGTCAGCAGCGTATTGGGCTGATAAGGTGAAGTGGTAATGTTCGAAGGTCAAATAGCAGGACTAAATAAACACTGGGAGTATAAGTACGATAAAGACCAGTACGCTTCTAAAGACCACTGGAAAGTTATGACAAAGACTCCGTATCACGGAGATTGTGAAGATTACGCACTTACTGCACTTTGGTTAATTTGTGGTAAGTCTTGGTTAGTATTTTGGTTTAAGCTTTTTACATTTCAAGCACAACTAAAACTTGTACATACAAAAAACGGCGGAGGACACGGAGTTCTTCGTTACAAAAAGAAGTACATTGACAACTGGTCTAAAAAGTTTGTCACAAAAGAAGAAATGGAAAAACTCGGACACGTGTTTCAGCCTATAAGATTCCTACCCACTACGGTAGCAATCAAGATGCTTATGGCAAAAGTAGTGGAGTTAAAGAATGGACGAAGAAAATAAAGGGTTTCATCCAGCAGATACAAATGGCGATGGCAAGGTAACTCCAGAAGAGCACCAGATGTACTTAGAGTTTAAGCGTAAAGAACTCGAAGACTTGGATGCAATGCGAGATGCGCAGCGAAACATGACTTGGTTTGCACTTTTTGGACTACTTCTATATCCTTTTGCAGTTGTACTAGCAGATTGGATTGGTTTAGACGGCGCTAGTAAGATACTCGGAGATATGGCAGCTACATACTTTGTTTCTGTAGCCGCAGTAGTTGCAGCGTTCTTTGGAACGCAGGCATACTCGAGTAAAAAGTGATTCGATTACTACCGCTTGTATTTTTAAGCGGTTGTGTTGCAATGTCGCCAAATCTAGAAGTGCATGAAGATTTAGTTACTGGATATGAGTATTTTACTTTTGAACTACACTTTTCATATCCAAAGAAAAAATTTATGACACCGGAAGAGTGGGAAGAATACCACACGATGCCAAATAGTCAAAAGGATGCATTATATGCTACTTATAAAGAAAGAGAAGAAATTGAAAAGCGTTGGGAAAACTTTATTGAGAATTGTCTCTTGGCCGGCACGATGGATTGTTAAGTTTCTCTTTCACGAGTGGGAAATAACTATTTGGTACGACCCTAGTAAAAAGACTCAGTATAACTTTAAGTGGGTAGAAAAGTGCGAAGAAAAACATTTAAAAGGCCGTCTGGTAACAGGAGAGCCTTTTGAGTTAAAAACACAAAAAGCTTTCAATTATCAAATTAGGAAGGTAAAGTAATGTTTGCAATGTTAAAAATGCTGCCGATTATGATACTTCTTGCCGGAGCAGGATATGCGTATCATACAACTATAGTAAGTCAGAAAGAGGCAGTAATCGCTCGATTAGAGGCAAATGCAGTAACTCTTAAAGAGAATGCTGTGAGACTTGAAACTGCATTTGAAACAGAGAAAGCAGCTCGAGAACGGTCGGAACAAAATTTACAGGCTCAGTTACAAGCAGTAGGTGAGTTGACAGAAAAGAACAATGCAATGCAAGCAGAAATGGATGATTATTTGTCAATCTTTAAACGTCATGACATGACTCGTCTTGCAAGAGCAAAACCTGGCTTGATTGAACCTCGAATCAATAATGGCACAAAAGATGTATTTCGAGCTATTGAAGAGGCAAGTAAGGAGGTAGAAAATGCGGATTCTCAGTAGTGTTTTACTAATTTCATTACTGGCAGGCTGCTCTTACCTACCCATGCGTGAGCCGCTTCCTGCACCAGAACCAATTATCAAAACAGTAACGGAGTACAAAACTCTAGAGATATACCAACCTCCGTTGCCAAAAGCGATTGACTTACAAGATGTAGAGTTTTTCGTAATTACAGAAAAGAATTTTGAAGAGCAAGTAAAAAAGCTTGAAAAAATGCAAAGTGGTACTTATGTACTCTTTGGTATTACGCCTCAAGATTATGAAAACATGGCGTATAATTTACAAGAGCTGAAGAGATATATTGGTCAGCAAAAAGAAATTATTATTTACTATCGTCAAGCTACTCAAGGCGATGAAGACACAAATTCCGAAGATTGGATAGAGCGAAATGAAGAAGTTCTTGAGGATCAACAACAGGACTAAGTTATGGCTGTACAAATTAGTCGAGCAGATGTATCTTCCTGTGAGATACTAGATTTACAATCTGAGACACGCTTTCTAAAACTACCAACAGACCCTTATTTAGAACTGTTGGGCGTCACTCCATTACCATCGCAAATAGCAATAATAAATGCGATCAACAATCCGAAGTACCGTTTTGTCTGCGCAGCAGTTTCTAGACGACAAGGCAAAACCTACATCGCGAACATTATAGGGCAGCTAGTATCTTTAGTGCCCGGTTCTAACATTTTAATCATGTCTCCAAACTACTCGCTGTCTCAGATTTCTTTTGATTTGCAAAGAAATTTAATTAAGCATTTTGATTTGGAAGTTTCAAAAGACAACGCAAAAGATAAAGTTATTGAGCTGACAAATGGCTCTACAGTTCGAATGGGTTCTGTGAACCAGGTTGATTCCTGTGTAGGTAGAAGTTACGATTTAATTATATTTGACGAGGCGGCGTTGGCAGACGGCAAAGATGCCTTTAACGTAGCTCTTCGACCTACTTTGGATAAAGATAATTCTAAAGCTATCTTTATTTCAACTCCTCGGGGCAGGAACAACTGGTTCGCAGAATTTTTCGATAGAGGATTCAATGATGAGTTTCCAGAGTGGTGCTCGATACGGGCTACTTATAAAGATAATCCGCGCATGTCTGAGTTGGATATACAAGAAGCTAAAAAATCGATGTCCGATGCAGAATTTAGACAAGAGTATGAAGCAGACTTTAACACTTATGAAGGTCAAATTTGGAACTTCAATCACGAAGCCTGTGTCGCCAATAATGAAGAGCTTGATACTCGCCGCATGGATGTATTTGCTGGTCTCGACGTTGGTTATCGTGATCCAACTGCTTTCTTGGTGGTAGCATACGATTGGGATGAAGAGGTGTACTACATATTAGATGAGTATCTTGATGCTGAAAAGACCACAGAGCAACATGCCGCTGTAATACGAGAACTATCAGACAAATGGGACATCGACTACATTTATATTGATTCCGCAGCTCAGCAAACTCGATTTGACTTCGCACAGAATTACGATATATCTACCGTCAATGCAAAAAAGTCAGTTTTAGATGGTATCTCTCATGTAGCTGGCATTGTTGACAATGATAAACTTATGGTCGACCAACGATGCGGTGAAGTACTATCTTGTCTTGACCAGTACCAATGGGACCCAAATCCTAATTTAGCAAAAGAAAAACCAAAACATAATAGAGCATCGCACATGGCAGATGCTCTTCGATATGCACTATACTCGTTTGAAACAAGTCAGAGCGGGTTTTAAAGAGACCTACAAAAAATAGTGTTTGACAATTTATCTTACAAGGGCTATAATTCAAAATGAAAAAGCTGAAAAGAGATCCGGTAAAATACATAAGAGATCGAGCTAAATCAAAGTATGAAAAAGGTTCAGAATGTCACATTTGTGGCGCTGACACAGAACTCGACTTTCACCACTTTTACACTCTAGCGCCTCTACTAAGAGACTGGCTAAAAGAAAAGCAGAAAGAGAGACCTGAGCACTATACGGACGAGTATATTGTAATTTGGCGAGACGAGTTTATAGAAGATAAATGGGCGGAGCTGTACGAGCACACAGTGACACTTTGCCATAAACATCATTTGGAACTGCATAGATTATACGGCAGAAATCCAGCCCTAGTGACTGCAAAGAAACAAATGCGCTGGGTAGAGATTCAAAGAGACAAACATGGCATGGTATGACAGAATAATAGGACGAACGCCAAAAGTAGAAGAAAAACTTAATCCTGCGCAACCGTACTATGACCATAAAGTTCAGCCTACTCGTGAGTTTACTACAAGCTACGAAAGAGCGTATGAACAGCTAGAAATTGTAAACAGAGGCGTTAACATGATTGTTGATGACGCTTCTGAAATACCAATCACAGTAACCGGTCCTGTACAGGGTATACAAAGTGTAGTAAAAGGAATTAAGCGTTCTCGTGTAGAGTTACTACTCAATAAAGAACCAAACCCTTTTCAAGATATTAGCACTTTTCGTCGTAATCTGATTACAGATTTTTTACTGGATGGAAATATTTTTATTTATTTTGATGGAGTACACTTATATCACTTACCCGCGAACAAAGTAATTATTCACTCAAGCGATAGTACTTATATTGAAAAGTTCACGTTTAATGAAATTATTACTTATAGCCCTAGTGAAATCATACATATCAAAGATAACTCCTTCTATTCTATTTATAGAGGAGTTTCAAGATTAAAGCCTGCTCTTCGTACAATGAATCTAATGAAGAGTATGAGAGATTTCCAAGATAACTTCTTTAAAAATGGGGCAGTTCCCGGCTTAGTTCTAAAGTCACCGAACACTCTGTCAGAAAAAATTAAAGAAAGAATGATTCAATCTTGGACTGCTAGATACAGACCAGATGCTGGAGGACGAAGACCTCTTATTCTTGATGGCGGTATTGAGATTGATAAAGTTTCAAACATTAACTTCAAAGAGCTAGACTTTCAAGCAGCTATTGAAGATAATGAAAAAATTATATTAAAAGCTTTAGGCATTCCACCAATTATGCTCGACTCAGGAAACAATGCAAATCTGCGTCCAAATATGAGAATGTACTACTTAGAAACTATTTTACCCATTGTAAGAAAAGTTAATTTTGCATTGGAAAGATACTTTGGATTTCAGTTAGCAGAAGATATTACTGATATTCCAGCCTTGCAACCAGAACTACGAGACCAAGCACAGTATTACTCAGCTCTTGTCAATACTGGAATTATATCTCCAAATGAAGCACGAGATGCTTTAGGATTTGATGGTATGGAAGGATATGATGAGCTTAGAGTACCAGCAAACATTGCTGGAAGTGCGGCAAACCCTGATGAAGGGGGAAGACCTGTCGAAACGGAGGAAAATTAATGGGACTACGAGCAAAGCGAACAGTATTGGAATTAGCAGCTCAGCACTTTAAAGAATTTAATCTTCCTTTAACTATTGAGCACAAAGACTATGTAGCTGCCGTAGGCACTAAAATGGCTGTTAGTGCGATCTCAGTTAAAAGAAGTTTTAAGAAATGGAGCGTACTTCTTCATGCACTGCGTAAGCATTACCCAGAGCTTGTAGAAGAACCAAAGCCTGCTCCCGCACCTAAGCCAGCGGCGGCTCCTAAAGCTGCTCCTGCAAAGTCTGCTCCGGCACCTAAGCCTAAAGCAGCACCTGTTAAGAAGGAGTCGTAATGGAAAAGATTTTTAACTTAACGTCTACTTTTAAAGCACTCGACGAAGATGATGGTGGTGTGCACATCTGTGGAATGGCAAGCACTGCAGACTTTGATCGTGCAGGCGATACAATTGATGCAAATGCTTGGACAAAAGGTGGACTGAACAACTTTGAAAAGAATCCTATTATTCTTTTCAACCATAATTATGATAAGCCAATCGGACGTGCGACAGGACTTAAAGTTACTGACAATGGTCTCGAACTAAAGGCTAAAATTTCTAAATCTGCGCCTGATCATGTGGCACAGCTTGTTAAAGAAGGCATTCTTGGAGCTTTTTCTGTTGGTTTCCGAGTCAAGGATGCTGATTACCTAGAGGAAACCGACGGATTAAAGATTAAGGATGCTGAGTTGTTTGAAGTATCAGTTGTATCGGTACCATGC